TGTCAGTGATGATGAGCTTCGAGACGGACCACAACCACCAACTGGAGGACAAATAGCTGAATCATCCGTCTGAGGGCCGTCTCACACTAGGATTGTGCCCAAAAAGAACACCAAGGCTCTGACGTCTCTCCCTACCCTGGCTCCCGGAAAAAACCGAAAACCACCCATTTCCTCATGTTTGCCTAAGGCTCTGACGATAACCCTAAAAATTTGACTAGCAAATAAAGAACCCTGGGTCCTATAAAAGGGGTGAGCAACCTAAAAATGGGATCTCTCTTTGCACCTTGCCTACCCCTCCCTCGGCCGTGGACCAGCCCTGGTCGCCTCGCTTACCTGGGTCGCCGTTTCGTGACCGGGCCATCTCCCTGCTGTTTGACGGCACCCCGCGTACTTCGCTTCCTCCTGCTCGGTAAGATCCCACCGGGTCGAGCTAGGCCATCACTCCCTGGCCGCTCCCCTGGAGCTCTCTCTCGTAGCTCTTACGGTTGCTCTCCCCCGGCACGGGGCCCAGGACTTTCTCTACTTCCTTGTTTCAAGTCTCTTTCTTTGGTGAGCGACCTAAATCGAAAGTAGCACTTCTGCTGCCTGCAGCGAGGCTTGGCCCGGGGCCAACGCCTGTGAGATTACCCAGCTCGGAGTTGGGCCTCAAGAAAGTAAGGGCTAAAGCTGCTAGCCCTAGGGGAGAAAGCAAACAGGTGGGGGCTCGTCCGGGATCGATCACCTCTCTGTATCTGCCCTTCCCCAATCAGAACCATGGGAAAGACTTATAGCTCTCCGGTAAACCCTATCCCCAAAGCCCCAAAAGGGCTAGCAATTCACCACTGGCTAAACTTTCTCCAAGCCGCGTACCGACTGCAGCCAGGGCCCTCTGAATTTGACTTCCATCAGTTACGGAAGTTCCTAAAACTAGCCATCAAGACCCCGGTGTGGTTAAATCCCATCAATTACTCTGTCCTTGCCGGGCTCATTCCCAAGAACTACCCGGGCAGGGTCCATGAAATAGTAGCCATCCTAATTCAAGAGACCCCTGCGCGCGAGGCGCCCCCATCGGCCCCACCAGCAGATGACCCTCAAAAGCCTCCACCCTACCCCGAGCATGCACAGGTAGAACCTCAGTGCCTCCCTGTCCTTCACCCCCACGGGGCCCCAGCCACTCACCGCCCCTGGCAAATGAAGGATCTCCAGGCTATCAAGCAGGAAGTTAGTTCTTCCGCCCCTGGCAGCCCCCAGTTCATGCAGACCGTGCGTCTAGCTGTCCAGCAGTTTGACCCCACAGCTAAAGATCTCCATGATCTCCTACAGTACTTATGCTCCTCGCTAGTTACCTCCCTGCACCATCAGCAACTTGAGACTCTCATAGCCCAGGCAGAAACCCAAGGTATAACAGGCTATAACCCTCTGGCCGGCCCCCTACGAGTACAGGCTAACAACCCAAATCAGCAAGGGCTTCGGAGAGAATATCAAAACCTGTGGTTATCGGCCTTTTCCGCCCTCCCGGGAAACACCAAGGACCCCACCTGGGCGGCCATCCTCCAAGGACCTGAAGAACCTTTCTGCTCTTTCGTGGAGAGGCTTAATGTGGCTTTGGATAATGGCCTTCCGGAAGGTACCCCCAAAGATCCAATCCTTAGGTCCCTCGCCTATTCAAACGCTAATAAAGAATGTCAAAAACTCCTACAGGCCCGAGGACAGACCAATAGCCCGTTAGGGGAAATGCTCAGGGCCTGCCAAACCTGGACACCCCGAGATAAAAACAAAATACTAATGATACAACCTAAAAAGACTCCTCCCCCAAACCAACCATGCTTCCGCTGTGGGCAAGCAGGTCATTGGAGCAGAGATTGTAAACAGCCCCGACCCCCTCCGGGCCCCTGCCCTCTCTGCCAGGACCCCGCCCATTGGAAGCGGGACTGCCCACAGTTAAAAGCAGATACCAAAGGCAGTGAAGACCTACTCCTAGACCTGCCCTGTGAAGCCTCCCATGTCCGGGAGCAAAAAAACTCCTCAGGGGGGGAGGACTAACCTCCCCCCGAACCATACTACCCCTCATACCCTTGTCCCAACAAAGGCAACCTATCCTACATGTCCAGGTGTCCTTTTCCAACACCTCCCCTGTTGGCGTTCAAGCACTCCTCGACACCGGGGCGGACATTACTGTTCTCCCGGCCTACCTGTGCCCTCCTGACTCCAACCTTCAGGACACCACTGTCCTAGGCGCGGGCGGGCCAAGTACCAGCAAGTTTAAGATCCTGCCTCGTCCCGTCCATATCCACTTGCCCTTCCGGAAACGGCCAGTAACCCTAACTTCCTGCCTAATTGATACTAACGATCAGTGGACTATACTAGGACGGGATGCTCTGCAACAGTGTCAAAGCTCCCTCTACCTTGCTGACCAACCCTCAAGTGTTCTCCCTGTCCAAACACCCAAGCTTATTGGGTTAGAACATCTTCCCCCGCCCCCGGAGGTCTCGCAGTTCCCGTTAAACCGGAGCGCCTCCAGGCCCTGACTGACCTGGTTTCCAGGGCCCTGGAGGCTAAACATATAGAACCTTATCAAGGACCAGGCAATAACCCTATCTTTCCAGTTAAAAAGCCCAATGGAAAGTGGCGGTTTATTCATGACCTCCGGGCCACAAACTCCCTCACCAGAGACCTAGCTTCTCCATCTCCCGGTCCCCCAGACCTTACTAGCCTACCCCAGGACCTTCCACATCTCCGAACCATTGACCTCACTGACGCCTTTTTCCAAATCCCCCTGCCAGCCGTTTTCCAACCATACTTTGCGTTTACTCTCCCCCAGCCAAACAACCATGGTCCAGGAACCAGGTACTCTTGGAGAGTGTTACCCCAGGGGTTCAAGAACAGCCCAACTTTGTTTGAACAACAACTGTCCCATATACTCGCCCCCGTGCGAAAAGCCTTTCCTAACTCCCTCATTATACAATATATGGACGACATACTTCTGGCCAGTCCCGCCCTCCGTGAGCTAACTGCTCTCACCGACAAAGTGACCAATGCCCTAACTAAGGAAGGCCTGCCCATGTCCCTAGAAAAGACTCAGGCCACTCCTGGTTCCATACATTTTCTTGGGCAAGTCATATCTCCAGATTGCATAACTTACGAGACCCTCCCATCCATCCATGTTAAATCCATCTGGTCATTGGCGGAACTGCAGTCCATGTTAGGGGAATTGCAATGGGTCTCCAAAGGCACCCCTGTCCTTCGCTCCTCTCTACACCAGCTCTATCTCGCCCTCCGAGGCCATCGCGACCCCCGGGACACTATAGAATTAACCTCAACACAGGTGCAAGCTCTAAAGATAATCCAAAAGGCCTTAGCCCTAAACTGCCGGAGTAGACTAGTTAGTCAGCTGCCCATTTTGGCCCTTATAATACTCCGGCCTACAGGCACCACGGCAGTCCTTTTCCAAACGAAACAAAAGTGGCCACTTGTCTGGTTACACACCCCCCACCCGGCCACTAGCTTGCGCCCATGGGGACAACTCTTGGCCAATGCTATCATCACGCTGGATAAATACTCGTTACAGCATTATGGCCAAATATGCAAATCATTCCACCATAACATCTCTAATCAGGCCCTCACTTACTACTTACATACGTCTGACCAATCGAGTGTAGCCATCCTATTACAACATTCACACAGATTTCACAACCTCGGGGCACAGCCGTCGGGGCCATGGAGGAGCCTTTTGCAGGTGCCCCAAATTTTCCAGAACATTGATGTCCTAAGGCCCCCCTTTATCATCTCACCTGTGGTTATCGACCATGCCCCCTGCCTCTTCTCGGACGGGGCTACCTCCAAGGCAGCATTCATCCTCTGGGATAAACAAGTCATCCATCAACAGGTCTTACCTCTCCCCTCGACCTGCTCGGCTCAAGCAGGGGAATTATTTGGCCTGTTAGCAGGACTACAAAAATCTAAACCCTGGCCGGCACTAAATATATTTCTAGACTCAAAATTTCTTATTGGACACCTCCGGCGAATGGCATTAGGAGCCTTTCTAGGGCCATCCACCCAGTGTGACCTACACGCACGGCTCTTCCCCCTGTTACAAGGAAAGACTGTTTACGTGCATCACGTAAGGAGTCACACTCTTCTACAAGACCCTATATCTCGCCTTAACGAAGCCACAGATGCCCTCATGCTTGCCCCTCTGTTGCCCCTCAACCCTACAACTCTTCATCAGATCACCCACTGTAACCCCCATGCCCTGCGTAACCATGGAGCCACCGCCTCTGAGGCCCATGCAATTGTACAGGCATGCCATACATGCAAGGTCATTAACCCACAAGGGAGGCTACCTCAAGGGTATATCCGTCGGGGCCACGCCCCTAATGTCATCTGGCAAGGGGACGTCACTCACCTCCATTACAAGCGATACAAGTATTGCCTGTTGGTTTGGGTAGATACTTACTCCGGGGTAGTCTCCGTGTCTTGCCGACGCAAGGAAACAGGCTCCGATTGTGTTGCCTCATTACTTGCGGCCATCTCCATTCTAGGGAAACCACACAGCATCAACACTGACAACGGAACCGCATACCTTTCCCAAGAGTTTCAACAGTTTTGCAGCTCACTTTCTATCAAACATTCAACCCATATTCCCTATAACCCCACCAGCTCTGGTCTGGTCGAAAGGACAAATGGTATCCTTAAGACCTTGATTTCCAAATACCTCCTAGACAACCACCACTTGCCCCTGGAGACAGCCATCTCCAAGTCCCTCTGGACCATAAACCATCTTAATGTTCTTCCCTCGTGTCAAAAGACTCGGTGGCAGCTCCATCAGGCCCAGCCCCTGCCTTCCATCTCTGAAAACACACTCCCACCCCGTGCGTCACCAAAATGGTATTATTATAAAATCCCTGGTCTTACCAACCCAAGGTGGAGTGGGCCTGTGCAATCCCTCAAGGAAGCAGCTGGAGCGGCTCTCATCCCAGTAGGTGGAAGCCATCTCTGGATCCCGTGGCGTCTCCTAAAGAGGGGTATATGCCCAAGACCCGAAAGCAACGCAGTCGCCGACCCAGAAACCAAAGACCATCAACTCCATGGGTAAGTCCGGTCTTTATTTCAGTCTCATTTGTTTTTACACACTCTTCCCTTCCTCTTTTGGCAATCCCAGCCGATGCACCCTGTTCATAGGAGCTTCCTCCTACCACTCTGACCCCTGTGGGTCCAACCACCCACGATGTACCTGGAGACTTGACCTCTTTTCCCTCACAAAGGATCAAAGCCTAAGCCCCCCATGTCCAGGCTTAGTTACTTACTCACAGTACCATAAACCCTACTCCCTATATGTATTTCCTCATTGGATAGCCAAACCTGACCGTCGAGGCCTAGGTTACTATTCTGCTTCCTACTCGGACCCCTGCGCTATACAATGCCCTTACCTAGGATGCCAGTCATGGACGTGCCCCTATACAGGTCCGGTGTCCAGCCCACATTGGAAATACACTTCTGATCTTAATTTCACCCAAGAAGTATCATCCATTTCCCTACACTTGCACTTTTCCAAATGTGGGTCCTCATTCTCCTTTCTATTAGATGCGCCAGGATATGACCCAGTGTGGCTCCTCTCATCCCAGGCCACCCAAATTCCACCCACGCCCGCCCCTCTCATACGGGACTCAGATCTCCAACATATCCTAGAACCTTCTATCCCATGGAGTTCTAAAATCCTTAACCTTATCCTCCTTGCTTTAAAGAGCACTAATTATTCTTGCATGGTCTGTGTCGATCGCTCCAGCCTCTCTTCATGGCATGTTCTGTACGACCCACTCAAAGCCCCCAGTTCACCCGACCCCCAAGCCCAGTCTATCCTACGGCCCTCCTTAGCCATTCCCGCCAGTAACATCACCCCTCCGTTTCCTTGGACCCACTGCTATCGCCCTCCTCTACAGGCCATCTCCTCAGAAAACTGCAATAACTCTGTAATACTGCCCCCCTTCTCCCTGTCCCCAACTCCTGATGTCTCTAGACCCCGAAAGCGCCGAGCAGTCCCCATCGCTATATGGCTGGTATCCGCCCTAGCGGCCGGCACGGGTATAGCAGGCGGAGTTACCGGCTCCCTGTCCCTGGCGTCCAGCAAGAGTCTGTTGCGCGAGGTTGACCAGGACATAGATCACCTAACCCGGGCAATTGTAAAGAACCATGACAACATCCTTCGGGTTGCTCAGTACGCAGCCCAAAATCGCCGCGGCCTAGACCTGCTTTTTTGGGAGCAAGGAGGTCTTTGTAAGGCCATCCAGGAGCAATGTTGTTTCCTTAATATCAGCAACACCCATGTGTCAGTCCTTCAGGAAAGACCTCCTCTAGAAAAAAGGGTAATTACCGGCTGGGGGCTCAATTGGGACCTTGGGCTCTCCCAATGGGCCCGAGAGGTCCTCCAGACGAGTATAACACTCTTGGCCCTCTTTCTCCTCCTCATTGTCGTAGGGCCCTGTGTCATACGTCAGCTGCAGACCCTCCCCTCCCGCCTGCAGCACCGCAGCCAACCCTACTCCCTTCTCAATTATGAAACCAACTTATAATAACTCCGCCACTTCCTGTAGCAGGGGACCATAGTTCTCGCCTTCACTGAGCACCCAAGCGCAACATAATCCTGAAGAATCCCCTTCAATGTCAATGCCCTGACCCCAACAGTCCATATACCAAAAATATTCCTCCAAGGATCCCTCACAGTCTGCACGTAACTGTTGGTTCTCCTGCTCCAGGAAGTCTATATAGCCCCCTAGCAATCCACAAAACCCCTCAAACCCCAACATGTCTATACAATCCAGCTGTTGTCGTCTCTCCTTTTTCCGCCTCTTCCTTTCCTCCAACTCCTCACGACGCCTTTTCCGATGTTCCTCCTTTCTTTTCCGCTCTCGCCAATAGCTTAGCAGTTGCTCCTGCTCTTGTGCGAGGTCATCCAACCGACTCTTCCAATAATCCGGGTCCTTGCTACTAGATCCTAAGGGCCGTCCCCGGGGTCGCTTACCACTCCCCTGAAGCATGTCCACCTGATCCCTACCTGACCTCTCGCACAAGTTTAACAAGGTTTCCACAGGTGTGAGAGGTTCTTCCGCAGTCAGCACCGGCGGACCTATGCTCCGAGATCGGGAAGTCAAGCTGCCTCCGGAAGTAGATATGCAGGAGTATACCACAGGAACAGTTCCTGAGATTGGAGCCTCCGGGGCCAGGACAGGCATCTGCCTAAAATAACCTACAAAAGTTTTATTCCTTTGTCAGCCCATTTCCCAGGTTTCGGACAGAGCCTTCTCTACGGGTACCCTGTCTACGTTTTCGGCGACTGTGTACAGGCCGATTGGTGCCCCATTTCTGGGGGGCTTTGTTCCGCTCGGCTACACCGCCATGCCTTGCTGGCCACGTGCCCCGAACATCAGATTACCTGGGACCCCATCGATGGACGCGTTGTCAGCTCAGCTCTACAATACCTTATCCCTCGGCTCCCCTCCTTCCCCACCCAAAGAACTACCCGCACCCTCAAGGTTCTCACCCCCCCAACTACTGCTACGACCCCCAAGGTTCCTCCATCCTTCTTCCACGCCGTTAAAAAACACACCCCCTTCCGAAACAATTGCCTCGAGCTCACCCTGGGAGAGCAGCTGCCAGCCATGTCCTTCCCCGACCCTGGGCTCCGGCCCCAAAACGTCTACACCATATGGGGCTGCTCCGTCGTGTGTCTCTACCTCTATCAGCTCTCCCCCCCCATGACTTGGCCCTTAATCCCACACGTTATATTCTGCCACCCTGAACAGCTTGGGGCTTTCCTCACTAGGGTTCCTACCAAGCGCCTGGAGGAACTCCTATATAAAATATTTTTAAGCACAGGTGCCATAATCATCCTGCCTGAAAACTGCTTCCCTACTACCCTGTTTCAACCCACTCGCGCACCGGCAATACAGGCCCCCTGGCACACGGGCCTACTCCCATGTCAGAAGGAAATTGTCACCCCCGGGCTTATTTGGACTTTCACTGATGGCAGCCCCATGATTTCCGGCCCATGCCCCAAAGAAGGGCAGCCATCTTTAGTAGTGCAATCGTCTACGTTTATCTTTCAGCAATTCCAAACCAAAGCCAGCCATCCCGCTTTCCTCCTGTCCCATAAGCTAATCCAATATTCCTCCTTTCATTCCCTCCACCTCCTCTTCGAAGAATATTCCACTGTCCCCTTTTCTCTACTTTTTAATGAAAAAGGGGCAAATGTCAGTGATGATGAGCTTCGAGACGGACCACAACCACCAACTGGAGGACAAATAGCTGAATCATCCGTCTGAGGGCCGTCTCACACTAGGATTGTGCCCAAAAAGAACACCAAGGCTCTGACGTCTCTCCCTACCCTGGCTCCCGGAAAAAACCGAAAACCACCCATTTCCTCATGTTTGCCTAAGGCTCTGACGATAACCCTAAAAATTTGACTAGCAAATAAAGAACCCTGGGTCCTATAAAAGGGGTGAGCAACCTAAAAATGGGATCTCTCTTTGCACCTTGCCTACCCCTCCCTCGGCCGTGGACCAGCCCTGGTCGCCTCGCTTACCTGGGTCGCCGTTTCGTGACCGGGCCATCTCCCTGCTGTTTGACGGCACCCCGCGTACTTCGCTTCCTCCTGCTCGGTAAGATCCCACCGGGTCGAGCTAGGCCATCACTCCCTGGCCGCTCCCCTGGAGCTCTCTCTCGTAGCTCTTACGGTTGCTCTCCCCCGGCACGGGGCCCAGGACTTTCTCTACTTCCTTGTTTCAAGTCTCTTTCTTTGGTGAGCGACCTAAATCGAAAGTAGCACTTCTGCTGCCTGCAGCGAGGCTTGGCCCGGGGCCAACGCCTGTGAGATTACCCAGCTCGGAGTTGGGCCTCAAGAAAGTAAGGGCTAAAGCTGCTAGCCCTAGGGGAGAAAGCAAACA